GGATACAACCGTGACTATCTCTGGTTTCTCTCGCGTACCCCCGAGGTCAGTGAGGAGGCGATTGAGGCGTTCAGGAGACGCGCAAAGGCAGAGGGCTTTGATCTGGAAGAGCTGATCATAGTGGAGCAGGGCAAGAATCGTTCGTAGCGATTGAAGTGCCTGAGGATGATGAGCGGGCACAAAAAAAGCCAGTTCTTACAGGGAGTAAGCAACTGACTCTTTCAGCAGGAGTGGTAGGACCACCCAGATTCGAACTGGGGACCTCTACCATGTCAAAATACCGCGCCAAGTAAAGTAAGCATCTGAATTAAAAGTAAATACTATCTTAGATCGCTCGCCTTCAACGCACACTTTGCAGACTATATAAATCAACGCATTGCGTACTGTATATCTGGAAAATGATTAGTATCTCTTCGGGCTTACTCCAGCTCACTCAACACCTGCTTTTTGATGAGTTCCCCGCATTGCTTTAGGCGTTCTTCCGTGTAGTTTTTCACGTGCTCGATTGTTTGAACCACGAACCTCATGTTTTGAGGGGAGAAGTTTCTCAGCGATCGGGCTGCGTGAAGCATACACGGCTGGAGGCCAGGTTCGCTTTCAGGAGGTAGAACCACCTTCACATGGCTATCCTCGAAATCGTCGCTACCTGAGTGCGCAACGAAGTCATTCCGGGTTTTGATGAGGAGTTGATGGTAGCTTACAAGTGCGGGATCAGTGTCTTTGAAAACGTGTTTGGCTTCGAGCTTTGTCCCTCTGCCATCAGCTTTGGCGAAGCATTTTCCGTAAGTTATTACCAGTGCTCTGTGAATTGCGGATTGGATAACGGCGGGCTGATCATAAGGTAGGTCGGCGTACTGAAGGCAAAGTTCCAAGTCCTGGAGTATTAGGTTGAAGCCATTGGATCTTCTGGCAAGGGGGCCAGAATAATCCACGACCTTGCAGTCTTCCCCTTTATACTTGGCGCTTGCTCCATGGTCTCGTGCATTTTTTGAATGGTCGACGTGGGGAATTATCTCAAGGTCTTTCACTTGCATCTGGAATTCTCAGAATTGTCAGCTGGGTTTCGTACTCACGATAGACAATTCTGCCGATACCGTCACCCACTGCTGTTCATGCCCCTGCTGATAATGCTCTGTCATCTTCCCATCGGCGTGCGCCATGAGCGGCTGAATGTACGTTTCGTTGTCGAAGCCTTCCTTTTTATAAAGCCATGAACCCAGGGCCCGGATCTCGTGGAAGGTGGGGAGGTGCTGCCGGGGTACGCCTTCGAAGCATTTGCACTTGTCCCGCACTTTGCGGAACTCAGCGGTGAAGGTGTTGGGTGTGAGCTTGGTCCAATGGTCGCGGCCTTCGGCCTCCACCTTGCGCTCCGGCCGGCGGTGGATGATGTAGGGGCTGGCGATCTTTGATTGCCTGGCGCGGGTGATGATCTCTTCCAGCTGGGGGCAGTGGATCATCAGATGCGAGTGTTCGTGCTTGCTGGTTTTCTGCCGGATCACTCTCAGGGTGTTGTCCTGGTAATCGGAGAACTTCATGTTGATCACTTCCGCGCGGCCCTGCAGGGTGATCAGCGCGATTTCCATGGCGTTCTGCATCCACGGTTCCGCTTTGGCGTGGATCTCCCAGAATTGTTCCTGGGTAAGTCGGCGGCGGGCCTTTTCATATTCTGATTTGGCGTAGGTGACTTCTGCCGGGTTGCCCATATCGAGCGGGTAGAGGCCCTTGTTGATGGCGAAGCGGAACAGCTCGATCAGCGTGGCGCGGTGTTTGATGTAGGCATCGCGCTCGAAGTTGTCATCGAGGTATTCGGCGATCGCCTGCACATCGCAATCCTGAACCAGCTTGCTGCCGAGATCCCGTTCAATGCGTTTGAGCCTGTACTCGAGGATCTTCTCAGTACCTGGTGCAAGGCCTTTGGTGGGCAGTAGCTCTTTGCGGTACCGGTCGATCAGGTGGCTGATGTCTTTATCCGCGGTGCGCATGACTTCGGCCACCAGGTTGCGCTCCGGGATCAGGATGCTGTTCAGCTGGCGCGCGGCGGCGTTGGCTTCCTGCTTGTTGGTGCCCATGGAGTGGTACTGGCCGGTAACCGGGTGCTTGTACTGGTAGTAGGTAACGCCGTTCTTCACGCTGCCATACAGGTTTTCTACCAGATCTTTGTTCTTTTTGAGCCGCTTTCTGGGAGCCATCAGTTTGCCTGCAGTACCTTATCAACCAGTGGGTTGCCTGTGTTGATCCTGATCTTGTCTGGATCGACGAACCAGAGGCCGCCGATCTTCCGTGCTCCTGGAATGTGGCCCTCATTCGCCCACTTGTAAACCACTCGCATGGAAGGGCCGGGTTCCTCAAAGGTTTCCTCTCTCCATTTTTCCAGTGATTTGAGTTTGGCCATAGTGGTTACCTCACTACTTGCGAATTACAGGCAGGCCTTTCAGGCACTGGTGGTCTGGGCCCATATCGAACGGGCATTGGCATTCTGGGTAGGTGCAGTGGCGGACTCTGCCAAAGAAGTGATCCCAGGCGCGCCAATCCGGGTGCCGGTAGTTTCTGATCCACTCTGGAACCGCGCAGAATTTGCCGGCCTCTTTGGCCTGAACAAAAAAATCCATGGGAGGCTGATTCTTTGCTGCTTCGTCCCACTCCTCCAGGAGCACTGCCATTCGGTTCTGCCAGTCGTCTGGCATTTGATGCATGCCGGCGCGGGGGAGAATCAGAAAGCTGGCGTAGCTGAGGCTGAACCAGGTCCAGAGTCGTTCTTTGCCTTGAGTCTCAGCCGTGCTCATTTTGATACTCCTGTATTTCTTTTCTGGTCAGGTAAGCTGTGCGTGTAGTGTTCTTGATCTTAATTGCCAGTCTTCCCTTCCTTGGGCCCGATTTCGCCGGCCTGAACTCTGCGCCTTTCACTTCCATCACTTCCCAGTCTTCTGGCTGTTCCCCCAGCCAGCCGGCCTCAAACAAGCGGAAGTTCTCCGGCACTGGCTGCATTTTCTTTAGCGCCAGTTTTCCGAAGGCCGTGTGCGCGAAGACATCTTTCTCCATGTCACTCATGGCCTGGCCTCCCTGCATTCCGTAAAGCGATTCATCTGACCTTCAACAGAAGCGACGTCCGAGTACTTCCTCCGCTTGATGATGTAGGCAAAGGCTTTCCCGGCTTCAGGCATCGCGGTGTTGCTGCGGCGGAGAACGTGGTTTGGTGTGCGGCCTGCGCAATCTGGGTCGGTCAGGTTTCTGAATACGTATCTGCGGTTATCCATGGGTGCTCTCCTGGCTCGCTTGTGAGCTGGTCATCTCTTCCCGGTCCGGATATACACCTGGTAGAGGGCTCATTGATGGCTTTCGCTTTTGCTTTTCCCGGATGCGCTCCACCATTTCTGGCTGAGTGATCCTTGCCAACTCTGCTTCTCCGCACTTGTGCATATCCATTGCGTTGGCAAGGCAGAGGGCTGCAAGGGTTACGTTCACTCCACCAACTTCTTGCGGCGGATCACCAACCGGACGACTGAACACGTAATCAACCAGCTTGTGCGCTTCTTCAGCAGTGCATCGCAGCGATTGCACCAGTTCCAATGCTTCCTCAAGGAAACGGTGGTTCCGTTCGTCTTTATCGCCCGCGATCGTTGCGCCGAAGCATTGAAGCAGCCATGGTTCTACACGATCTTGGAAGCTCGCATCCGGAACTTCCTGCAGACGGGTGGCTGGATTGGGTGCCCAAAAGCCTGCGCGATATCCGGCGTGGAAATCTGCAAAGCTAAAGTTTTTATCCACTTCAACCTTGTCTCTTTGGGCTCCGGTAATTACGGCGTGTTTATAACGCTTGAATTCTGTAGTCACATCGCCGCCGAGCAGCTCCGCCTCCACACTTGCGGGCTGCGGCATTCGGACTGCCTTGTACTTATCCGGTGCTATTTCTTCTGATCGCCGGGCTTCTGCCTCTGAATAGCGACCAGCCTCACTGAGGTCATTGGTGTATCCACGATGGTCTGGCCGTTCCCAAATTCCGCGAGTAACCAGATAATCACCGCGCAGTTGGATCAGCCATTGCCCACTTGCGGGCTCTTTGTTGCGAGCGGCCTCAGCCCTCAACCAATCCTGAATCGCCCGAAGCTTGCGCATCGATCCCAGTGCCAGGTCTTCCACCCGGATCACGGTCTCCAGGTCCTGCCGTGCGGTTTTGTTGTCCATCACAGGGCCTCCAGTTCCAGGTCTGGGTTGAAGGCGTAGCGGTCCATGGCGACTTCGCGGATGATCCCTTCCTTTGCCAGCTTCTTGCAGCGGTGGGCGCTGATGGTTCGGCCGTTGCGGAAGTCTTTGTCTGGCAGGCCCTCGATGGCGGCCCGGCGCACTTTGGTGTGGATGCGCAGGTGGGCGCCGTCCTGCAGGGCGCTGATGATGTCTTTCATGGCTTTATCGTCTTGCCGGCGGCTGCTGGCTGAGGGTGATTCGCCGGCGTCGTTGACTTCGGTTCGGTATGTCATGGCTTTCTCCTGTTTGAGGTTGGCGGCCCGGATGTGGGGGATGAAGCGCCTCACGAGGTTGATCTCTGCCCAGACCGCCATGCGGACTTTGTGGCACCAGCGGAACACCGGGCCGGGTACAGCGCGGCCCCGGTTGGCTTCGCCGAAGAGTTGCTTGGCGATGCGGTAAGCTTTTAGGAGTCGGTTGAGGCGGGCGGTGATCATTGGGTGGCCTCCTGGGTGATTCGCTTGAATTCGATTACCCATACCCAGGGGTTGGCATCCCATGAGTCGTGGCCGTTGATTTCCCGCCAGAGCTTGCAGAATCCTCTGCGGTAGAAAGGCACACCACCGACGTTTCCGAACTCATCCAGGAAAGCGGGTGCGCAGCCTTCCTTCTCTGCATCTCCCTCGCTGATATCCTGCAAGCGCTCCACCCGAACATTGGTGATCTCCAGCGTGATCCGGCTGGCCCAGCGGGGCATGTGGATCGATGGCGTCCACCCGCCGTCGCATGGCTTCAGGCGAGGCGCATCGGCGCGATATGTGACACCCAGGCTTTCGGGTGAGCTGACACCATTGCGAATCTCGTCAACTAGCTCGTGATTCAAATATCCGCCTGGGACATGGTGAGTCTCCCGCACCCACAAACGGTCACCGGGCTGGCCATAAGGGCAAACCTCGACAAGCATGGCCGCCGGAGTGTCAATCGATACTTCTGTGTGTTTGCGAACCGCCTTCCACTTGGCTCGATATTTGGAATCGAAGTAGACGTTATTCGCTATCCGGCGAGTCTGCGTTTTCCGGCGATCCAATACCGCGCGGACCATTTCATCCTTGAGCAGGATCGGCCTGGTGTTTGTGCTCATGATGTAGCCTCCTGAGGTTCAATCCGTGCCATCACCGCCGTGCACCAGCCTCCGCACGGGCGCTTGCCCTCCGGATCTTCGTGGCAGGCAAACAGGCCTGGCAGCCGGACAGCTGTTGTGAAGTCTCGCCTGGTGTGGAGTGACTGGCTGGCCTCTGTACCTTTGCGGGCTGCGCAACCTTGGCAGGTGACCGGGTTGGTCTCGGCGATTGCCTGGATCTCTTCCTGGTTCAACGGTTTCAGCGGGCGTGTTTGATAGCTCAGGCAGGTGATGCCGGCCCCGGGATCGGTTACCCAGCCAGCTGTGGGCCACTCTCCGCCATCCTTGCACTCAATCATCTGGTCGATGAGAGAACAGCTGCTCATGCGGGCGCACTGGAAGCAGAGCATGGTGACTGCCTCTTCCCATTCGTCGGGCTGTGGGCGGTAGGGTTGGCGTTCGGTGGTCATCGCGCCGGCTCCGGGTATTCGTCATGAACCCTGCCATCCAGCGTTCGACCAGACCGTTTTTTCCCGAACTTCCATGTTTTGCCTGGTGCGTGTGGCTCCTCAAAGTAGTGGCCAGCTGACTCTGGCAGATCATCTGGGAGGCCGCCGTCGGGTGATGGCGCGAACTCACCCCACTGCTTGAACAGGAAAGGAACCTCGGCGGCTTGGCACCGATCTCGTAGATATCGGGCCCAGTCTGGGTGCATAGGTCTTGAACCTGGACCGGATTCTCCGCCGACAACCACCCAATCAATCGCTGGACGAATCCAGCCATGTCCATCTTCTACTGCTTCAGCAAGCATTGCGGCTGCCAGTGGGTCGGTTTCACGTAGGTTGTGATCGCCACGGAAAAGAAAGTCGTCCAAGATAATCGGACCGAGCAAAGGCTCTGCACTGATCCACCGGACAGCAGCTGGTGTGTCCAGCAGCATCGGAATGCGTTCGTCTGCCGTTGCCTGGTCTTCAACGCTGACGCCAAGCCAGAGATTAGGTAGAGGCCATTTGCCTTTTAAGTCGACTCTGAGGCCAGCACCTTGATCGGGCAAAAGGTCTGCGGCTGCCTGGGCCAATAGAAACGGCTGCCATGCTGCACCTGGATAGGTGTTTTCCAGCCTCTCGGTATCAAAGTTCTTCCGCTCCGGGTGCTGGTCGATCCAATGGAAGAACTCCAGCATGCGTTCGGGGCGCTTGGTGAGCACCTGGAAGGTATGCCAGGAAGCGGCGGCCATGATTCCGAAGATGCCAGCGATGGTTTCGAACGGCACAGCGGGATGAAACAGATCGCTCATGCTGTTAACGAAGATCATTCGCGGCTTGCTCCACCGGCATGGCTCATCCAGCTTGTGTTCGACCAGCTTCACTTCGCCATTCCATTGGCCGCCCTTGGCGATCAGGCCCTCATAGGGTTCGCCGGGGCCCTTGAAGCGGTTGGCTACAGTTTCGGCATAGCAGTTTCTGCAGCCTTCACTCACCCGGGAGCAACCACGGATTGGGTTCCAGGTGGATTCGGTCCACTCAATTCCGGTCTTCTGTCCCATGGGGGAACTCTCCAATTTTGGTCAGAGCCTTGCGCGCGGCCTTGAGCATGGCGGCACGGTGCGCTTTCCTTTCAATTCGCTTGTGGTTCATCACCATCAGGTAGTGGATGATGTTCGCAAGGGTGGTCTCGGGGTGATTGGCCACGGCGCAATCCAGAGTGGATGCACAGTCGGCCGCGCTGCTGCCTAAGTGTTTGTTGAGTTCCTTTTCGACATAAGCGAATACCTGAGCGCTCGTAGGCTCTGGTTTGGGCTGCTGGATCTCGTCTTCGCGCAGTCCCTCTTCAAAGTCCTGGCGGCTTACCTGTTCTGTGGTCATTGTCAGGCCCTCCGGCGCACGTGCATTTCGCCCCACACATCGATGATTTCGATGATCTGCTCCTGGGTGAGGTAGCGTTCCAGGTGGTGGCCCGGGCCAAGTGTGGCCAGCAGTGCGATCGCGGCTTCGGTGTTGTCGATGTCGAGGCTGCAGATAACGTCGCGCAGGTTGGCCACGTAGTTGTTGTTCCAGAGGGAGAGCAGCAGGGCGCTGGCTGCGCGGCCCCCGCCGGTGTCGCCCCGGGCGATCTTGTAGAGTTTGTTGGCGGCTGCCTGGGGATTGTTGAAGTAGCGCTGCTGCGACTCCGCCTGTTTCTTGCGCTGCCTGGCTTCATATTCTTCTGCGGTGCAGCGGACGGTGACGTTGCCGCTGTAAATTGGGTCCTGAATGTGTTCCATGGTGCTGTTCTCCTGGGTTAGGCGCTGGCCGGGGTATAGGCTGCGATGGCCTTGATCACTGCGAGAGTGGTCTGGCAATCGGTGAGGGCTCGATGGGCGCTGCCTTCGACGGTTACACCCATCTGGCGCGCGGCGTTTTCGAGGGACTGCCATTTGTAGCGGCCCCGCGAGTTGTCCCAAATGCCATGGAACCGGGCATAGTTGTTCATGGCGCAATGGGCGCTCATGCGGGGCGCGGTGCGATTGTGGCGAACGGCGCTCTGGTGGATGAGGCGGCTGTCGAAGGCGGCGTTGTACATCACCACGGTGCGGTTATGGATGATGCCGTTCAGATCACCCAGTACCTGGTCAAACCACGGGCTGTGCTTGCAGGCTTCCTCACTGATGCCGTGAACGGCGCGGGCCTCTTCGCTGATTTCACCCACTGGCTTAACCAGCGTATCCAGCAGAACGTTGCCTTCGCAGTCGATGGCGCTGATTTCCACAATCTCATCGGTGTTGCTGAGGCCGGTGGTTTCGGTGTCGATGATGATGGCGTTTTCTGAGATCCAGAATTTGGCCATGTCTGCTGCTAGTTGTTTCAGGTCCATGCTGTTCTCCTCTGTGGCATCTGGCAGGGCTCTCGGCGAAAGCCCTCTCAGATGCGCCCCTGTGGGGCGCGGTTGGTTTATTTGCCGGGATTGAAGCTGCCCACGAAGGTTTTCACGGGGGTGTCTTCAAAGCCGGTGCGGAGTTTTTCTTCCAGTTCCTGGGCCATTTCCTCTTCGGCGGTTTCGAGGCGAACGATTCGGGGAATGATCACGGGCTTTTCGCTGGTGATCAGGCTCAGGCGAAGGGTGAAGGTGCGTTCTTCAAGGCCCTGGTAGGGTTCGCAGGTGAATTTCAGGAAGCAGGGGAACAGGTCTTTGTTCCTGGCTTCCACTTCCGCCATGGCGCTGCGGCGGTTGCTGAGGGTTTGGGTTTCGCTGGTGGATTCTGCGGTGGTGCCGATGGTGATTCGGCGCACGGCGGCCACGGCATTGTGTAACGGAAGAATGGCGCCATCCTCGGCGATCGCTTCCAGGTGGTCTTTCCAGTCTTCCAGCCATTCGGCAAGGTTTTGCTGGTCGAACTTGCGGCCGTTGGTTTCCAGCAGCTGTTTGTAGGCTTCGGTTTTCTCCAGCTGGAGGGTGGCGTGGTGATCGCCATGGCCCGGGTTTTCAACATCACCCAGATTGAAGAAGGTCTTCGCGCTCATGGTCTGGGGGCTGACAAAGCAGGGGTAGCTGCCCAGGCCGGGCAGGTCGCCGTAGTTATCGGTGGTGGCGGTCACGTATTCCACGAATTCCGCAATGAGGCTGGTGGACATGGATCCGCGGTACCGGCGGCGTTCTTCCAGGTACTGTTCCAGATCGGTGACACTGACACCCACGGGCAAGGCAGCAACGGATCCGTTGGTCTGTTCCTGGATGAACGCCTGGATGGTTTCGGCCTGGATGTTGCGCAGGACGGTAGCCAGCGTGTTATTCAGTTCTTTCTCGAGACTCATGGATTACTCCTGATCCTGTGAATTTGGCTCGCCGGTTTTGCTCAGCAGCTGGTGCTGGTTCTCCGGGAACACGGTCATGCGGCCACCCTGATTCACGTGCATCACGCTTTCGGTTGTGTTCTCCTGGCTGTAGCTGCCGTTGGCTTCGGGCACTTTGTAGTTAAGCGAGTGCTTGATGCCGGTTCGGTAGCTGTTGCCGATGCGTTCGATCTTGAACTTGAGGGTGACTTCGCCGGCCTTGTTGTGATCGACCACACCGGCTGCGACATCGCTCAAGGCGCGGGAGACCTTTTCGGCGAACACGCCACCGTCCAGATCGTTGATGAATTCGGGCAGATCAGTGCCCCGGTTGTTTCCACTCACAGTGCTATCTCCGGTTGCTTGGTGAGTTGTTGGCCAATGCGCTCTACCTCCCGGCCCACCAGTTGGTTGAGGCCCCGGCGGGTGGGGTAGTACTGCTGCGCATTCAGCAGTTCGTGGCACAGGTGCAGGCCCTGTAGGGGGTCAGCCGTGGCGGCTGTCTGGATCTCTATCCGGAGTTCCAGATCTGACAGGCGCATCAGCGCTGCCAGGTTGTGGGTTTTAGTCATGCAGGCGCGGGCCATTAGCGAGCCCTCCGCATCTGCGTGGCTTCGTTCACGAACGCGCGGCGGCGTAGGTCCTGAATGATCTGGCACAAATGCTGGTGGCTGATGTCCGGGCCAGTGGCGCCGGCGGCGTGGCGAATGTCTCGCAGCCAGCCGATGGTTTCGCCAAGCTGCAAGCCCTGTTTGGCGATCAGCCTGGTGGCCTGTTCCAGGTGCCCCACGGTGCGATCGAAATGGATCACCAGTTCATTCAGTGCCTGGCTCTGTTCTTCGAAGGCCTTTTCCAGCTCTTCAAATCTCTGCTCTGGTTGCTCGGCGGCGGTGTTCATTGGTGCTCTTCTCCCCAGGCGGCAATGATGGGTTCCATCTGGCTTTGGGTGACCAGCTGCCGGAAGCTCACCTGGCAGGCGATGATGAAGTTGGCCAGGTGCCGGCAGGCGTAGTTGAGTTCGCGCTCGAAAAAGCCCAGGTCATTCAGGTCCAGGGGGTACTGGTCTGGACTCCACAGGGCCAGCAAAAAACGACCGGCGCGGTTGGCGTCTGTGCCGTCCTGCATGGCGGCGGAGAACATGGTGTTCAGGGCACGATTGACAACAGGCGCTCGGGTGTTGAGATCCAGCCAGCCCAGACGGCCGTCCAGGGCCGTGAGCTGTGAAGGTGTGCTCATGGAGCCGAACGCGGCGCTTGCGCCCTGCGAAGGGGATGCAGAGCCAAAGGGTTTCGCGCTGGTGTGTTGTGCCATCGGTGATGTCATGGTGGTGCGTCCTTTCAATGGTTGCGTGTTTAATCAGCCAGACGAGCGACAGGCTGAAGATGAGCAGTGCGGCGGTTGTGGCCATGGGGCACGTCCTCCGGTTGGGGTTTGCGGTTGGGCCCCGGGCGGTACTGCAGGCTTTTGCCAACGGCGGCCAGTGCCTGCTTTAGGTCCGCTACCGGGGTGTTGTCTGGGATGTTGACGGTTGCCAGGGCTGTTGCCTCACACGGTGCGCAGGGTGGCTTTGCCGCGCTGCATCAGTGCGCGGATGGCGGCGGGGTCTCCGCTGTAAGCTGCGACGGTTCGCCGGGTGCGTGCCTCCGCTTCAGCATGGTTTCCCTTCGGAAACAGGTTCACGTGGCTGGCGATCGCCTCTTTTAGTTCGTCCGGCTTGCCGTTGAGCTTGCGCTGCCAGATGAGTTGCCAGCTGGCGAGTAGCTGTTGGGCTGTGGGGCGGTTTTCGGAATGCATTAGTGCGTTGCTCCTTCAGGGGCGGTGTTGTTGGAGGCTTCGGTGATTTCCACTTCGAATTCTTTGGCCAGCCACTTGATGCCCTTGTCGGTCACGTTTGGCGTGGCGTACATCTTTGGGCCCAGCGTTGGGTGCTCGTAGGATTTGAGCTCACTGGTGAACAGGCCCTGCTGCACGTAGCAGCGATAGGGCAGGTTGTTTTTGTCCAGCACCTTGCGGGCGCGCAGGGCGTGGTAAAGCTTTATCGGCCCCAGGTTGAGCATGCGGGCCGCTTCATATAGTGGGGTGGTTTGCTGGCTCATGAGTTGGCGCCCCCATGGTTGGCCGGCAGGACCTCTTCCCAGCGCACGCGGTGCACGCCCTGGCTGCGGCTGCTGGCTGTTCTCAGGAATGAATCACCGGTACCGGTGCCGGCTGTGATGCCGCTGATCACAATCAGCACGCCGGCAATGGCCTTGGCGGCGTTGTTCCTGGTGGCCTCGGCAACCTTGCGGGTGGTGTCAGCGGCTTTGAGGTAGCCCTCTTTGAAGGCGCGCGCAATGGCCAGACAGCGGTTGTTGCACTGGAGTTTGTGCATTACCTGGCAGGTGAGCTTCTTGGCACCGGGTTCGCCGTGGCCGCGTAGCAGGCCGATGGCGAAGTTCTCTTTCCCTTCCGCCATCCAAGCAAGCGTTTCCAACTGGCTCTTCGTGAAGAGGTTGTCTTTGTTGCAGGCTGTGAATTCGGTGGCGGTGAAGGTTTGCATTTAGTTAGCCTTAATTAGATTAAGATTAAGGCAAACTTAACCCCGATTTAGGGGTTAGTCAAGTAGATTTAGAAAAACTTAATCCGGTTTGGTTAAGCTTTTTCGAGGTCGGGTTTTATGGAGAGAATTGTGTCGACAAGATCGTCCGCGCTGAGGGCATCCAGCTTTGTACCTTGATCAAGGTGCTGCTTAATTGCCTGGCGAATTACGGGCAGGGAGGGCTTCTTCAGATCATAGTCTTCACGGAAATCCTTATCCTGAAGCTCTTCAATCAATTCAGAGTAGGTAAACCATTCGTCATTTTGTTCGTCAGTCAGATCATCCGAGCCGATCCTCTCTTCTGCCTCTGATGCAGTGAGTCCCTTTGGTACAGGGATGCCAAAATAGCGGTAGTACTCTTTCTGGATGGGGGAGGCTGGTCTGTTGATCCAGTTCTTTGCTTTTTCTGGATCGCTTAGGAGGCGGTCAATCTCAATCGCGGCTATGGAACTGTGTTTCAGTGCAAGGCCGGACACTTTAAAGAACTTCAGGATTTCAAATTGGCCAGGATCTGGCGTCTCACCCAGACTGATCAGGTCAGAAGCCTGACCTTTTGAAATTGGTCGGCCTGGTAGCTTAATGCCATCATCCTTCAGCCGGGCCAATTGATATTCGGTTACGGGGTCATGGTACCAGGCAGGTACCGCTACCTCTTTCTGTTCAATCCTTTTCCAGTGATCGTAGAGAATAGAGTAGGGGTCTGGCTTTGGTTCGCGATCTGCGATTCGTTTGGCGGGCTTCCTGGTACTGCTGCGTGTGGTACTGGATCGTGACTTCTTTCTGCCTTTGCCTTTGGCTGATCCAAACACGGCTACCAGGACTGCAAGAATGATAAACGCGGTGAGAAGGTCCATTTTCTGCTCCGGTTTTTTGGGAATGTTCAGCGCCGGTTGTTGAGTGCGTTGATGAAGCTGGTCAGGTGAGTGATCGCCTGATCGCTTAGGACTCTGTTGGCGTGAGCCTTTCGTATAGCTTCAACCAGCTGCTCAACGTCGTCTGACTGTTCTGTGTCCCTAGCGTAGTAGACCTTGGTGTTTTCGGCCTTCATGTATTCGCTGCGGTTTTTGCTGACTGAGGCTATGCGCTTTGGTTCCTCGCCATCTTTGATCCAGAGATAGCGATAACCGCTGATTTCACTGAGGGCTATCAAGTTCTCTTTGCTGATCTGGCCGGTGCGTTTCCATCTGGCAACTGCCTGTTCAGATACATCGCAATACTCTGCGATGCGAACCTGTTTGGCGTCGCCGTCTTTGATGGCTTCGTTAAGCCGATTAAGAAAATCTTCATGTGTGCTCATGGCGCAAAAGTAAATTCTTACCTTGTCAATGCACAGCAACGGGGTTAAGCTCGACTTAATTAAATTAAGTTCTGCGAGACCGGAGCGATGCACCTCGACACGATCTTCGAAAAACTGAAAGCTCATCCCAACATAAAAACCAAGCGCAAAGTTGCTGAAATCTGTGGCATTTCTCCGCCTGCGTTGAACTATTGGAAGCGGGTCCCTTCCGAACACTGCATTGAACTGGAGCGGGCTTCAGATGGCGCGGTTACGCGTTACGAAATGCGGCCCGATGTGTTCGGTGTTGCCCCTGATCATTCCAAAGAACACTCATTAGCATAAGTAACTACCAAGATACTGGATCGAGGGCTCTTTCCATGTCACCTTTTCACGATTGCGGAGGCCGCAATGGATATTGATGCGGTGCTCACTCAGATGCGCGATCTCGGCCTCCTGGTCGACTCCATCGATACCTCGGGCAAGCTGGTCCGGGTTCCTGTCACTTATCCCCGCCCCGACAAAGGCAAGAATAAATCCGGCTGGTATGTGGTCCATGAGTTCCGGTTGAACTCTGGCGGCATTGGCCTGGCGGGTGCCTTTGGCAATTACAAGGCCGATGAAAAGCGCAAGGTGGGTATGCCTGCCGGTTCGCTGACTGAAGAGGACAGGAAAGAGTACCAGCGCAAGCGAAAGCAGGCTCAGGAGAAGGCCCGTAAAGAGGCAGAGGCTGCGGCCAAAGCCTGCAAGGAAAGAGCCCGGCGCATCTGGGCCAAGCTTCCACAGGAAGGGCCCAGCAAGTACCTGGCGGCCAAAGGTGTGGCTTGCTTCGGGCTTCGTTACAGCCGGGGTAGTGTGGTTGTCCCTGTGTACAAGCCGGTTGCCTGCGATGGCCCCCAACTGTTCGCGTTGGACCTGGTGAGCCTTCAGTGGATTTCGGAGGATGGTGAAAAAACCTTTCTCACTGGCACGCCCAAAGAGGGTTCTTTCCACTGGCTTACTGAGGTTCCTGAGGCAGAGTGCCCGGTTGTGATTGTGGAGGGCTACGCCACGGGTGCCAGCGTTCACATGGCTACGGGCCTGCCTGTTGCGGTGGCCTTTGATTCCGGCAACCTGGTGCCCGTTGCGAAAGTTCTCCGCCAATTCTTCCCCACAGCCCGGATCTGTATAGCCGGGGATGAAGACAAAGAGACTGAGAAACGCATCGGCAAGAACCCGGGCCGGTTGAAGGCAGAGGAGGCCGCGAAGGCGGTGAACGGTGTTTGGGTGGTTCCAGAATTCGCGGAGGCTGCCGATGGCGTTGACTGACTTTAACGATCTGCACAAGGCGCAAGGGCTTGAAGCGGTTCGCCAACAGGTGATGGCTGCTATCGAGGCCGGTCCTGCCAGTAACGATTCCCCGGTGGATGAATCTCCCCTGGCCCCCTCTGATTCAGGGGGTGCGGGGGAGGGCGATAGCCTTCAGAAGGCCCTGCAACGGTATGCGTTGATCCATGGTGAAACGAAGGTCTACGACTCGCATCAGCAGAAGGTGTACAAGCAGGCCGGCATGAAGGCAACCATGGGCAATGAGCTGTTCAATGCCTGGATGAAGCACCCGAACCGGCGAACGATGACCTGGGTGGAGGTGAACGGGCAGCAGCAGAAGGATGCCTCGAACGATCCGCTGTTGCGGATGATTGACCGGTTCGTTTACATCTACCCCACAAAGAATGCCTGGGATAAGCAGCGGCAGGATGTGGTACCGCTGGAGGCACTGAAGGCCTACATGCCAAACGACTACACGCGCTGGATGGAACACCCCAGGCGGAAGGTGATCGACCAGGACAACATTGTTTTTGACCCTACCCAGCAGGCCGATACGGAAACCACCATCAATACCTTCACCGGTATTCCCCTGGTACCGGATGAGATGGCCAAGGCTGAGAAGTACCAGAAGTGCAAGGGCATCTTCGATCTGCTGTGCCACCTGTGCAATCACGATAAGGAAACCACGGATTGGGTGGTGCGCTGGCTGGCGTACCCGCTGCAGAATGTGGGTGCCAAGCTGGATACCGCGCTGCTGTTCCATTCGGATGTGCATGGCAGTGGTAAATCGCTGTTCTTCGGCGAAGTGATGCGGATGATCTACGGGCGGTACGCGGCGATCCTTGGTCAGCATCAGCTGGAATCCCAGTACACGGATTGGCGAAGCCGGCTGCTCTATGCGGTGTTTGAGGAAGTGCTTTCCCGATCGGAGAAGCACAACCAGATGGGCACCATCAAGCACATGATCACGGGGCAGACCCAGCGCATTGAACGGAAGTTCGTGAGCGGCTGGGAGGAAGCCAACCACATGAACGGGGTGTTTCTCAGTAATGAGATCCAGCCGTTCCCGCTGGAGCCTTCTGATCGGCGTTTCCTGGTGGTGTGGCCCAAGGGCACGCTGAGTACGGAGCTGCAGAACAAGGTGTCGTTTGAGCTGGCCAACGGTGGGCCGGCGGCCTTCTACCAGCTGCTGCTGGATTATCCCCTGGGTGATTTCTCGCCCCATACCAAACCTCTGGACACGATTGCCAGGCAGCGGGTGATTGAGTTCAGCCTGCCGAACTTTGAGGTGTTCTTCCGGGACTGGGAAGCCGGAGACCTGGAAGCGCCTTTCATCAGCTGCACCACTCGCGATCTCTACCTGTATTACCGGCGCTGGTGTAACGAAACCGGCAACCGGCCGCTCACTGAGACGAAGCTGATCACGATCTTTTCAAGCCGGCTGGAGAAGTCCAGGGAGTGGTTCAAGATCAAGGGTGTGAAATACCAGTCCATGATGTTTGTGGTGAATGAGCCCCCTCCAGAGAAGCCGAAGATGGATGTGCTGGGTAGCTGCGTGGAAGAGTTCCGGCGCAAGACCGCGAAAATGGAGATGGACTGATGCCCAGGGTAACTGTGTGCAGGGATGTGCAGGGTATGTGCAGGGTTGAAAACCAACCCTGCACACGTTCAGGCCATGGGGCAGAAGGGATGTGCAGGGTGTGCAGGGTGTGCAGGGTTTCTCGCGCACGTGCGCGTGTGTAATACGTGCGTTGTGTTTGTGGGCCGGTAAGGCCCTTATAAAAAAATTCTCCCGCGCGAGGCAAATAACCATGCACACCCTGCACACCCTGCACATACGTTGGGAGAGTAAGGCTAAACATGTGCAGGGTTGAAAACTAACCCTGCACATACCCTGCACATAATCAAAAAACCGAAGAATGGAGACAGCTATGCTGGATGAAACAAGGCGGAGACTGCAGGACTGGGGCGTGTGGGTTCGCAGCGGTGGGGTTAACTCGGGCTATGCGGCGGTTCAGCTCACGGCTGGTGTGGGTGGCTGTACGGTGCCGGATGATGAGGCCCTGGCGGTGGACCAGGCGGTGGCCAGCCTGAAGAAGCGGGAGCCAGACCTGGGCAAGGTGGTGCTGGCCTACTACGTGCGGCGCTGGGATTATTCGATGATTGGCCTGGAAGTGAAAATGAGCCGGGAGAAGGTGCGGGTGCTGTTGCGCAGTGCGGAGGCCTGGGTGGATGGTCGGCTGTTTCAGTAAGCAGGTTAAAAAAGACTAAAGTAGATTGACTTTGTGCATGCACGGATATAGCCTGAATCACGTACAGTCGCAGAAGTATGGCTGAACACCAAAAGAGCCCTTGAAAACCCGGTCAGCGATGGCCGGGTTTTTCTTTTGGGGCTTTGGTGGGTTTGGCCGGCGGCGGTCGTTGTGTCTCTGAGTCTCATTGGTTTTATGCCGGGACTTTTGCCCAAGTTTTGTTGTCTCGGGCTGTTTTCCAATTCTGGGAGAGCGTTATGGCCTTCAAGCTGAGCAACCGATCCATGGCGCGGCTTTCTGGTGTCCATGACGATCTCTTTTCTGTGGTTGAGCGGGCCATCCAGATCACGCAAGTGGATTTCACGGTTCTGGAAGGGCTGCGTTCCAGGTCTCGCCAGAAGGAACTGTTCGACTCTGGTGCATCCACCACCATGAACAGCCGGCACCTGACCGGCCATGCGGTGGATCTGGGTGCCTGGGTTACCGGCGGTGTGCGCTGGGACTGGCCACTGTATTACAAGATCGCTGATGCGATGAAGCAGGCCGCTGAGGAGCTTGGCGTGCCTATCGAGTGGGGCGGTGACTGGGAAACTTTCAAGGATGGGCCTCATTTCCAGCTGCCCTGGCACCAATATCCATAACCCCGAGCCAACATGACCCGGAATGAGCGGATGCCTTTCAGCGCCATAGTCGACAGTTTTAGCCAGGGTGGCGGCATTTGGGCCTTCATCGGTGGCCTGTTCATGACCCTGTGCTATGTGGTTGTTGGCCTGTTTGGGATCAACACCAAAGGCAAGATCGCCCGGGATGAGAACCTGGCCCAGCGGGAAAACGCATTGATTCAGCACCTGGTTGACGAGGTGAGCCGCCTTAATGCGCTGGTAGGTGATCTGGATATAGCCCTCAAGGCCCAGGCCAACCAGCACGCCACAGAGCTTCGCCGGGAGAGGGAAGAGTGCAACGCCAAGATGGCCGCCATCAAGGCAGAGCTGGAGCTCCTGAAGCGCCGGATGACCAGCGAGGAACAGCGGTAATGCCGGACGACAGCCACCCAGATCCGAACCGCTGGTGGAAGCACCGGCGCCGTGGTTATTACACCGGGAAATGGTGGGCAATCCTCCAGACGTTTCTGTGGCTCATCCTGGGGCTCAACGATCCCAAGGCCCTTGAAGCTATGAGCGTCGTTATCGGCTGGTCCTACGGGATCAGTGCAACGCTGATTGTCAGCTACTTCGGTAACAACATCGCTGAGGCCTGGGCAGGGAAGGTGAAGCAGTGATTCTGGAAGCGGCCAAGGCAAAGCTGGCGCCGTACCTGGTGCCGATTATTGGCACGCTGGTGGTTGTGGTGCTCGGTGCCTTTTGGTGGCTATGGAGTGATCGGGAGCAGCTGCTGAAGGAAAACAGCAACCTCACCCAGGCCATGGACCAGGCCAAGGTCACCAACCAGGAAAACCTCAACGAGATTGCTCGCCTCGAGGCAGACATTGCCTGGCGCGATCAGCAGGCAGTGATCCGCTCCGAGCGCGAGCGATCCCTCAACGACCAGCTGGCCGCTGCTGAGGCTGAGCTGAAGGAGCTGGTGAAAGATGCGCCTTGTAGTGGCTCTGACTATGTGTGGCCTGATGCTGTTTATGACCGGATGCGGGCCGGCACAGTGGCTGACCCGAACCGAGTACGTGAAGCCACGGGTGCCAGCGGATTATCTGGTTCAAAGGACGATCCCGGCTCCGCCTCAACGGATTGACTGGTGCCCAGTGTGGGCGGAGCAGCTGAAGAAAATTATAGAGTCGTGCGAAGGCGACAAAGACGATATCCGGGCTTGGGATGCACGCCCGATTGATCACGAGGCAACCAGCAATGCCCAATAACGGCGCGTACAACAACCAGGCGGCTTCTCCGGCTGAGAGGAATGTCGGGCCGGTTGGGTTGACTCGGTTGCCGGTGGCTGGGTCTATGCCGGCCGGTGTGATCTTTCAGGATGGGTTTGATGATCAGCCTGATTGGACGCCGCGTCCGGCTGTGGGCAATGACTACACCACCTTCAGGTGGACAGGGGATGAATCCGTCCTTCCTGCAAATTGGGATGCGGTATGGAACTCCGAAGCGGACGCTACCATCCACAACCTTGAAATCACTGACTCCATGTTCCCTGGGCATGGGCGGGTTCTCCGTTGTCGACGGCTTAATCGATCTGGAGGAACCGGCTGGAACTCCAATGGCGTGCTTGGCAAGTTGCTTTCGCAGCTCTACCAAAGGATCTACCTCGAGTTTTATATTTCATTTCAAGTTGATTGGACTGGCGACGAAACGGGTACCTCCAAGGTATTTCGGGTCTTCCATTCTACCGGGGCAACCGATGAATTTTGGTCTGCTTTCAGCGGCGGTACTCAGGGGCCTTTATTTTTGTGGGATTGGTCGTCGTCCACGAGTTATGGCATCCGGAACCGGCTTTCGTTTCGAGGAGGGCCACCCGACACCAACTACAGCATGGGTAATACCGATCTAGTTGGTATTGGCCGAGACATCGTTGGCGGAAGCCTGGGTGATGTCGATATGAACTTCTCCGATCATATTCAAGGCAAGTTGACCGGAGGGCTAAGTCCGCAGATTCCAGACAAGCTCAACGGAGGTCTTTTGCCTACCTCTGGAGTGGTTAGACATCAACAGTTGTTTGGCGCAGCGGGCACAAGAACCAAAATGGGGTTCTACCTCGAAATGAACTCAGCCCCGGGCGTTGCTGATGGCGTCTTTAAGCAGTACATCGACGATGTGTTGGTCGTTGACAGTGAGGCGGTGCGCTGGGTGGATTCTGCCAGCGGCCCGATGCCCGGATGGAACGCCTTTGCACTTGGTGGCAACGACAACTGGGCTGGTGGTTCATGGACGGATGAAGACAACCGCGAAGAATTCTACGAACTTTCAATGCCGACTGTTTCAGACAGTCTTCCGGATGGGCTTGCGTAATGGCTGATCACAAAGCAAACCTTCGTTCAGGCCCTGGATCATCAGATCCCGCCTGGACAAACATTGTCGTTTCCGACATTGCGCCTGTCGCCATCGGTGGTGGGTGGTCACTGCATTATATTTCGGGCGCCCAACCTGCAAACGAGGCTTCATCCCTTGGCAACTGGCCAACAGCTGGCGCTGCGGGGTGGGTTAATGATCAAACTACGGCAACATCAGGACACCGTGTCCCTGCGGCACCTACCTGGGTGCAAATGCAGATCAAAGGCCCGGCAAACACCACTTTCACCCTGAAAGGCTACTCCAACGGGGCCTCCGGGCGCTTTGTTGAATGGCGTTTGAACGGCGGTGCTTCTCAGAACATCGAAGAAGGCACCAACGATTCGGTTGTAGAGTTTACAGGCACCACCGACGCTAACGGTGATGCGCTGCTTGAGTATCGAGAAGGCGCAGGGTCGAGCAGCACCGGCTATGCTAACGCGATCATGATTACACCGGGTGCTGCATCAGACACCACACCCCCAATCTATGAAGTCGCCCCAGCTGTAACTGAAACCCGGGAAAACGGCCACACAATCAGCGGCACAGCAGATGAGGACAGCGTGTTCTACGGTGTTCGACTGCCGGCCGGTGCCACCGTTCCGACTTCTCAACAGGTTATTGACGGACAGGACGCTTCTGGCTCCCCGGCGCTTGAGGCTGATTCGGTGGCAGCTTCAGCAGGAATCTCTGCTGATCTGGACTTCGTTACGGCGTCGGCTTCGACCGGTTACCGCTACGCAGTTGTTGCTGTTGACGATGAGGCTACGCCGAACGTCCAGGCAACCCCGACAGTCATTGACGACACGACAGCCGCGCCGGTCGTTGAGGGCATCTCTGCTCAGACGATTAGAGACAAGGCTGGCGATCTGACGCCCAATGCCACCAACCTCAAGATTGCAGTTCGGGCCTCTTCCGATCCGGAATCCGTAGTGCATTTCAGCACCACTACGGGCAGCTTGAACGGCAGTTCCCAGACAGCAGCGATTAACCTGGAATCAGCCGGCGTAACCGTTGGCGACACCGTTCACTTCTCCTATTTTAATCCGGCCCTGAACGAAGGCCTGAACGTCGATCTGACGGTTGAGGACATCGCGTAATGGATCTGATCACAGGCGGCATCAGCGGGGCAGACCTGCAAACGGGCTACATCGGCCCGTTCGTTGGTGCTCCTGCTGTGGTTTCCGTCGATTCTGACAATGCGGTGAACCAGTATCAGCTGGTCCTGGTGGATGTGTCCGGATTCAGTGAGTCAATTTCCAGCGTGACGCTGAACGGCGTTGCGTGTGTGGTTGCTGAGAACGACCCGACCGATGATCAGATCCAGGTGCGCATTCCTGGAACACTGGCGACCGGCACTTATTCCATGGTTGTTTCAGGAGCAACTGAGACTGCGACCATCACTGGTGTTGATTACACGCAGATAGCACCGTTTACCTCGCCAGTAGGGGATGTGGACAGCAACTCTGGCTTTTCAAGCCCTATTAAAATCACACCCGGTACTTTTCATTGGATTGAATCAGGTCCGAGTAACGGCACATTGGATAGCGCGAGGGCTGAAGCTGAAGGACTATGGGCCAATGACATTACCGATATTTACACCCCTAACGAAGGGTTCACTGGTGAAGACTTTATTGTCTTCGGGCTGCTGTTCGATGACGGCACCACTGATACGATCACTGCAACCATTACGGTTGAGGCTCAGGTTGACACCGATCCCGATGCGTTCACGGTAGATCCGCTGACCAACCAGGCCCTTGATCAGTGGGTAGAGTTCCCGGCCATTGAGGTCACTGGTATTGATGCGGGCGAAGAGATTGCCGTATCAGTGACTGGAACGGATGTTCAGTACGCGGTGGACGCAGGCGCCGGGTTTGCAGGCTTCACTTCGGCCACAACCAACGTGCAACTTGGTTACCTGGTAAAGCCGCGTATCCGAACTGCCAATGGCTTTGAGGCAGAGAGAGCGGGCTCAATTGCAATCGGTAGTCAGTCTTCCAGCCTGTCTGCTACTACCCGCGCTGCAGTGCTTCCAACACTCGATTCGGCCTTGCCTGATCTGAATCTTGGGCAGGGCGATGCTGTCAGCGTCGATCTTGATAACTACTTCAGTGGTGCCAGCTCCTACGGCCTCAGCGGGCTGCCTTTAAACTCTGGCATTGAGTTTGATGGTTCTGTGCTTTCCGGTACCACTAATGTTGATGATATTGAGGCCTCACCGTTTACGCTTGTGGCTACCGCCTACAGTGCGGACGGAAGCATCCAGGACTCATTCGATGTAACGGTGGTCGATGATATCGCACCGGCAATAAGCATCAACGCACTGACAACATTGGATACTACCCCCATCGCTTCGGGTAGTGCAGGAGATGCAAGTGCAATCACGCTTCAGGTTGAGGGCGTAGACGTTACGCACAGCTCAACCTACAGCCCAACAATCTCAAGCGGAAGCTGGACCCAACAGTTAAACGAGCTGGCCATCGGTACCTACACGATGACAGCAACAGGCGTTGATGATGCCGGGAATGAAACTGTGGTGTCGGCCACACTTAAAGTGGTCGAACAGATCGCCACCTCCCCGAGGGGTCTGTTCCAGCCGCTGTTCCGTTCACTGACTGGATCCGTTAATCAAACACTCTTCAGGTGACTACGATGCCCAATACCCTCTCTCCAGATCGGGAAGACCTCCAGTATCTGCAAAATCGGACAGTTCCTCGGCAGCGCTTCAACCACAGTGAATCAGTGAATGATGCGACGGGTGAGTGGCTCATCCTCCCCGCTGGTGTTGGCGATGTCCTGGTAAGTATCGCACCAGCTGCTGGAAGTGCCCGAGTTGAATACACTCAGGATGATTTGGCTGCAGTCAAAGATGGTTCGGCAGAAGGCAAGCCCTGGTCCGAAGGCGACGTCAGCGGCTACACAGATTCGCTGATGGTGAACGCTGTCACGGCGATCCGGTGCGTTGCCGCCGGTGGTGCCACAGAGTTCAAGGTCACAGCCTGATGGGCACGGGTCCTTCTGGCCGGTAGGGCCACTGAGGGGGCGCAGACTCGCGGTTTTTTCGCAGACTTAGCGCAACCTTGGCCTTCCTTCCTTGGTTTTGAATCAGAGAGTTAGCAATGGGTAAGCGAGTAAACAAGCGAGAGCTCGCTGAGATCTTCGGTATTTCCGAAAGGTCTTTTACGGCTTACCAGAAAGACACTTCGTTCCCGATCGCCAAAGCTGGTGGGCGGGGTCAGGCGAATGAGTACGACACCCAGGATGTTCACGAGTGGCTGATGGAGCGTGCGGTTAACGGCGCCCGCCATGAGTCAGCCCGTGAGCGCCTGGAGCGCATCAAAGGGGACCGCGAGGAGCTGGCCCTGGCGAAGGATCTTGAAGAACTGGTGCCGGCGGTACTGGTGGGGGCTCGATTGGAATCCGTGGCGTTGTCTATCCGCACTGAACTGCTGACGGGCAACCCGAAACTCAAGACTGAGATCGATACGTTGTACGACATTGATCTCGATATCGAGCTACTGAATGAGCATTCTCGATCCGTCCTCCGACAGCTGGCAGCGCTTGGCCGCGAACCTGGACCGGGTGATGGCCCAGGCCATGGCGAAGTTCCGGCCACCGGAGAAGATCAGCTCAACTGATTGGGCGAACAAGCACCGGTACATTGCCCAGGAGAGTAGTGCCTGGTCTGGCAAGTACTCCACGGATCTCACGCCGTGGGTGCCTGGCATTCTGGATGCACTCGATGATCCGGCGGTGAAAAAGCTGGTGTGCCGGAAGTCCTCCCAGGTGGCCTGGACCGATGGTGCCTGGAACAACTATCTGGGCCGGCGGATCCACAACGATCCGTGCCCGATCGTGCTTCTGTTCCCGAAAGAGAAGACGATTCGGAAATATCTCGACCAAAAATTCAACCCGATGATTGAGGTAACACCGGTGCTGCGGGCCCTGGTGGATGTCTCGACTTCTCGCAGCTCCGGCAACCGGAACGACTTCAAGAAGTTCCCAGGCGGGTTTCTGGCGCTGGTCGCCTCGAACGCTGCGGACAACGTGAAGTCGCTTTCGGCGCCGGTGGTCTGTGTTGAAGAACCAGACGACTGTAACACCAGTGTCAGCGGGCAGGGCGATTCCATCAACCTGCTCGAGGAACGGGCAAAGACCTACGAATATCGGAAGGTCATCTTCGGCGGCACGCCTACTGTTAAGGGCCTGTCCCGTGTTGATGAGGCCTTCGCGTCCAGTGATCAGCGCATGTTCATGGTGCCTTGCCATGAGTGCGGTGAGGAGCATGTGCTCAGCTGGGACAACGTGGTGTGGAATGAAGACGCACCAGTTGCAGATGAGGTGCTGGGCAAATCCCAGCCGGATACTGCCCGGTATGGCTGCCCACACTGCGGTGTACTCTGGCGGGATATCGACAAAAACCGGAACGTGAAGAAGGGCTACTGGAAAGCCCACAAGCCATTCCGCGGTACCGCCGGCTTCTACATCAATGAGCTTTACAGCCCGTTCCCTGGTTCGAAGCTGCCGCTGCTGGTTGAGAAGTATCTCAAGGCACAGCATCACCTGAATCTGGGTGATGACAGCTACATGATCGGCTTCGTCAACAACACCCTGGGCTTGTCCTACGAGTACCGGACAGATGCGCCGGACACCGACACCCTGCGCGAGCGGGCAGAAGAATACCAGGAACTGACGGTTCCGGCCGGCGGGCTGGTTCTCACCGTTGGTGTCGACGTTCAGCACGATCGCCTGGCCATCATCGTTCGCGCGTGGGGCCGGGGTGAAGAGAGCTGGCTGGTGTTCTGGGGCGAGATTTACGCCGCCGGTAGCTGCAGCGATAAGGCAGATCCGGTGTGGGATGAGCTGGATAAATTCCTGTTCGGCGCCTTTCGCCATGAGCTCGGCTTCAACTTGCAGGTGTCGGCTGCAAGCATCGACTCCTCCGATGGCCAAACCAACGACGCCGTATATCACTACGTGCGCAGCCGGCGGGGCCGGGGCGTGAAGGTGATGGCAATCAAGGGTGAAAGCAACAACCTGAACCGCGAGATTGTCACCCCTGCCAAGAAGATCGATGTTAACGCCAAGACAACCAAAGCCAGTCGCTACGGCCTGCCGGTTTTCATGGTTGGTACCGAGAAGGCCAAGGATCTGGTCGACGCCCGGTTGAAGCTTACCGGCAACGGCCCGGGCCGGATGCACTGGTACCAGGGTGTGAGGGATGACTACTACAACCAGATAACGGCTGAGATCAAAGCGCCGGATCGAAGGCGAGGCGGCCGGAAGACCTGGCAGCCGAAAGCCGGTGTGCGCAACGAGGGGCTGGACTGCGAAGTGTACTCACTCCATGCCGCCCGAACCGTGAAGGTTCACGTGCGCAAGCCGGACCAGTGGGATGCCCTGGAAGCGCAGCTGATGCAGGGAGACCTGCTGGCGCCCTCAGTCGCGGCGCCCGTGCCGGAGAAGCCAAAACAGCGAAGCGAAACCAAACCCCAGAATTCAAAGCCAGAAGGCGCAAGCCTGGCTGATATTGCCCGGAGAATGCGATGAGTCTTGAAACCCAGCTGCTGGAGGCCCGCAACGCCTACCACAACCTGCTGACCGGGCAGGCCGTGGTTCGCATTCAGCGGGACGGCAAAACCGTTGAGTTCTCCCAGGCCAGCAAGAAAGACCTGGCGGCCTACATCGCCAGCCTGGAAAGCCAGCTTGGTGGCGCCGGCCGTCGCCGTGGTCCTGCGAGGTTCATTCTGTGAAGACTCCAGAAATCAGCTTTGTAGATAGTTCAGGCCAGCCCATACGGAAGGCTGAGAGCTACACCGGCACCGGTACCGGTTTTGGTGGCCAGCTGCAGCGCTGGAATCCGCGCGCCAAAACGGCGGATGCGGCCCTGTTGCCAGACCTGAAGCGGGGCAACGCCCGTGCTGAAGACCTGGTGCGCAACCATGCCCTGGCCAAAAACGGCGTTCAACTGCACGTGGATAACATCGTTGGCCACATGTTTCGGCTCAGCTACAAGCCGAAATGGCGGGCGCTGGGCATGAGCGAAGAGGATGCCCGGGCCTTCGCGAAAGAGGTGGAGGACGCCTTCACCGAATACGCGGAAGACCCGATCAACTGCTACGTGGACGCCGAGCGCAAGCGCACCCTGACCATGATGTGTCGGGAGATCACCGCCACTCATACCAGCGCCGGCGAGGGCATGGCCACCGCGGAGTGGATCACGGGCCGGCCCGGTGCGCTGTTCAATACGGCCATTAAGCTGGTGAACCACCACCGGGTGTGCAACCCGAACCATGGGCCGGACAACAACAGCTTGCGGGCTGGGGTGAAGGTTGACCGCTTCGGCGCGGCCTTGGGCTACTGGGTGCGCAACCACGACATCACCGGTTATGGCCTGTCCGATGGCATGGGCAACGCCTGGACCTTCGTGCCCAGGGAAACCCGCTGGGGCCGGCAGCAGTTCCTGCATGTGTTCGAGCCCCGTGGCGATGGCCAGACCAGAGGGGAGAACCAGTTCCTGAGCGTGATGGAGCAGCTGCCCCAGCTGAGCAAGCTCCAACAGACAAAGCTGCAGAACGCCATTGTTAACGCCATGTACGCGGCGGTGATTGAAAGCGAGCTGGGCAGTGAAGCCGCCATGGAGCTGATCGGCGGCGAGATGGATCCGAACAAGCTCACCAATTACATGAGCACCGTTGCCGATTACCACGAGGGCGCCGATGTTCGCCTGAACGGCGTGAAGATCCCGCACCTGATGCCGGGTGAAGAGCTGAAGCTGCTGACCAGCGCCAATGCCGACAACGGCTTCAGCGAACTGGAATCGTCCATCACCCGCTGGATTGCCGCCGGCACCAATACCTCCAGCGAATCACTGACCAAGGATTATCGGCAGCTGAGCTACAGCACCGCCCGGGCCAGCATGATGGAGAGCTGGCGCTACTTTATGGGCCGCCGGAAGATCATCCCCAGCCGCTTTGCCTCCATGGTGTTCGCACTCTGGCTGGAGGAGGCGATCGACAGCGGGCGCATCCGCCTGCCCAGATCCGCCACCCGTGGCTTCTACGAAGCGAAGGCTTCCTGGTGCAACTGTGAATGGATCGGCTCCGGCCGCATTGCCATCGATGGCCTGAAGGAAGTTAAGGAATCCATCCTGCTGATTGAATCCGGCCTTTCCACCTATGAGAAAGAGCTGGCGAAGATGGGCGAGGATTACCAGGAAGTGTTTGCCCAGCAGGTACGGGAGATGGATGAACGGAAGAAAGCCGGCCTGCCGCCACCCAGCTGGGTGAAAGCGCTGGCCCTTGCTCCTGACCAGGAGGAGCCGGAGGCAGTAGCCGCAAACTGAGTTTCAGCAGGGTAGAGCAGTTGGCAGCTCATCGGGCTCATATCCCGAAGGTCGCTGGTTCGAGTCCAGCCCCTGCTACCACTTGTCGTTCAGATTACAACGTGCGTCCTGAACACACGCCGAGCCAATAACGCTCGGTAGGTCATTCCTATAGACGCTCCGGTGAGGCTGGCGCCCTCTTTAAGTTCAGTAGCCCGCAATGAAGAAGGTCCGAGCCCGCCCCAGTGCGGGCTTTCTTATACCCGGAGAAAACTATGCGAAACCAGAACATTGCAGCCCGTGTGCTGAATCAGCCGCTGTTGCTGGAGCCTGGCTATGCCCGGGTATTTCTTGGCGCGTTGGCACCACGGTTGGGGATCGCCAGCCTGCAGGATGAGTTCGGCCTGATCGAATCCCAGGAGAAGCTGCGGATGCGGGCGGATTCGTTCGGCTCCGATCGTCCGCGTAACCGGCCCTATGAAGTGCTTGGCGGCGTTGCGCTGATTCCCGTTTCCGGCACGCTGGTTCACAAGTTCGGGCACCTGCAGCCGTATTCCGGAATGACCGGTTACGACGGGATCATTGCCCGGGTAGAGGAAGCCCTGGCGGATCCAACCGTGAACGGCATCCTGCTGGATATGGACACCCCGGGCGGTGAGGTTGCTGGCTGCTTTGATACGGCTCGCCGGCTGAATGAGCTGCGTGGCCAGAAGCCAATCGCTTCCATCTCCTACGATATGGCCTGCAGCGCCGGCATGGCCCTGCATAGCGCCACCGATTACCGATACACCACCACCAGCGCCCGGACCGGTTCCGTGGGAGTGGTGATGATGCACGCCAGCTTTGAAGAACAGCTGAAGGCCAACGGCATTGATGTGACGTTGATTCACTCCGGCGCTTTCAAAGTGGATGGCAACCCTTATGAGAACCTGCCTGAGCAGGTTCTCGCCAGATTCCAGGCCGAATCAGACCGGCTCCGCAATGAGTTCGCGGAGATGGTTGGTACCCATATCGGCCTCTCTGCATCGGATGTGCTTGCCACTGAGGCGGCCATCTATACCGGGCAAGACGCAATCGATGTTGGATTTGCGGACGAGCTCATCAATGGCCACGACATGCTGGCCGCCTTCTCTGACTACATCCAAACCACCACGACAATCGGAGTTAGCACTATGACGGTTGAATCAAAGACCAAGCCGGCGGCCAATGCACCGGCACCCGCCCCGGAAGCCAGCAATGAGCAACCGGACACCGTGGATACCAGCAAGCTGGCTGCTGATGCTGCCGCCACTGAGCAGGCCCGCATTGCCGGCATCCTGCAGTGCGAGGAAGCCGAAGGCCGGGGCAAGCTGGCCCAGCACCTGGCATTTAAAACCACGATGTCTGTGGAAGATGCCAAGGCAGCACTGGCTGCTGCTGAGATCCCGGAGCAGAACGCTGCAGCGCCCTCTGGCCTGCTGAACGCTGCCATGGGCAACACCAAACAGCCGGAAATTGCAGCGGATGCTGCTGCCGGCGAAGAAGGCGGTGAGCTGAAAGGCGGCGCCAAGCTGGCTGCGGCTTACGCCAAAGGCACCGGCGCCGGCAAGAAAGTCCACTAAACCTGAACGGCTCGCCACTGGCGGGCGGTTTGAGAACCTGTTTTTAACCGAGAGGAAACAACCATGTCTGATATCTACGCAGGCTCTTCATACGTGCCTTACCAGCCGGCGCCGTTCATTCTGGGCGGCTTGGTGGCATTCGACAGCGGCACTCTGTCCAGTGGCCAGAACCTGGAGCGCGGCACCGTGATTGGCCGTGTGTCTGCCAGCGGTGAGCTGGTGGAATCCCAGCAGGATGCAACCGATGGTTCCCAGAAAGCCGTAGGCGTTTTGAACCATGATGCAGATGCTTCTGGCGGCGCCATGAACGTGGTCTTTGCCAAGGGCGGCGATCTGGATAAAACCCAGGTGAAGTTCCACACCAGCTGGAGCGCCACTGAGCAGCTGGCCGCCTTCGACGGCACGCCCATCTCACTTGTAACCCCGGAGTGATCGCCCGGTAGCCCTGCGTTACCAGCATCACCTGATTAACCAGATCTGAGGAGATCACCCCATGACTTACAGCACCACTGAGTTGCTGGACGGTACCCGCCGTCTGGACCCTTTCATGATGTTCCTGCTCAACCTGCTTTGCCCGGGAGTCGTGACATTTGGCACCAAAGAAATTGCCTTTGATGCCTGGGATGAAGATTTCAAACTCGCTCCGTTTGTGAGCCCCTACGTTCCTGGCCAGGTGAGCCAACAGCCGGGTGGTGAGCTTCGGAAGTTCATTCCGCCCTATCTGAAACCGAAGGATGTGGTGGATCCCGCTCGTGTTCTGGAGCGCAGGCCTGGCGAAGGCTTCAATGGGCCGCTGACGCCCGCCGAACGCGCAGACGCCATCCGTATGGATCTTATGGACACTCACCGAAAGAAGATCCGGCGCCGTGAGGAGTGGATGCTGGCACAGGCCCTGCTTACGGGCCAGTGTGTTGTCTCTGGTCCGAAGTATCCCGAGCAACTGCTGGATTTCCGCCGCGATGCCAACCTTACCATTGATATCTCGGGCGGTGCCGGTGCCTGGAATCAGACCACGGCGAAACCAGTGGAAGATATCGAGGATTGGTTCGACCTTCTGGAAGCGCCTGCTACTCACGTCATCTTTGGCCCTGGTGCTTTCCGTGCTGCGGTGGGTGACGAGGAATTTAAAGAACTGGCGAGCACTCGCCGCGGTTCTGAAACCACCTTCGAAATGGCGCCTGCTGAAATGGATGCGTTCTATCGCGGCCGTTTCGGTGAGACAGGTCCGGAGCTCTGGGAATACAAGGGCTGGTACAAGGATGCCCAGGGCGCGAAGCAGTACTTCATTCCCTATGGCCATGTCGTCATTGTGAGTGCTGCCGGCGCCAGCGGTGTTCGGGCCTACGGTGCGATCCTCGATGCCAACGCGCAGTACCAGGAAGCGGAAATGTGGCCGAAGAACTTCACCACAGACGATCCTGGTATTGAGTACATCATGACTCAATCCGGCCCGCTGCCAATCCTCCGCCGGATCGATGCAACCCTGTGTGCAAAGGTTTTGCCCACTCCGTAAGCGGAGCACTGAAACCCTGAACTAAGCCGGCCCTTTTTCACGAAATGGGCCGGCTTTTTCATATCTGAATCAAATCCTGAAAGGTGAATGACATGGCTGCTAAGAAATTGAACGTGGTTTACGTGAAGCGGGTTGAAGACCGTGATCAGAAAACTGGCAAGAAGTTGGTAACGCCCGCTGGTACCAAAGCCCAACTGACCGAGGCTGAATACAAGCGAGTGCAGCACGCGGTTCGTGTGATCAAGGATGCGGAGGAGGAGGGCGCACGCCCGGTACTGGCCTCAGGCGCCGCACCGGATGCTAGCGGTACCGCAACTGATGACGATGATTCGGACGAATCCGGAGACTGATCGTGTCTCTGTTCGATGCGGTGGAGGGGAAACTCTCCACCGCTCAGTTCCTTCACTTCGCGGATGATGGCGTGTATCGGGATCCGGGTGGCGATATTGCCTGCCGGGTTGTTGTCGACACGGAAACCGTGTGGCTGGAGGGCGAAGAGTCTACCTCAGCCCGGGATCAGGTATCGCTCAGTTTTCTGCTTGCCGAGGTGAACCCGGTTCGGGGCCAGACTGTTGAAGTGAACGGGAAGGTCTACAAGCTGGGGCAGAGGGTTAAGACGACATCGAAAGAAGCGGTGCACTTGGTGAGCCGATGAAGATCAGATCGGAAATTGTTGGCCAAAAAAAATCCCTTCAGTTTTTGAGGCGGTTGGGTAAATACGGTCAGCAAGCGATTGTGCGTGCTACCAACAGAACCGGTAGCACCGCCAAGAAACTCTCAGATCAGGAAATTCGAGAGCAGGTGAGCCTAAATCAGAAGCAAGTTCTATCTCGCTTGTACTTCAGGCAGGCCACCAAGAACCGTGTTGAATACGTTATCTGGGCTGAGAAAAGAGGCCGCTTACTGTCGCGATATTCGCACCGAGTTCTTAAAAAGGGTGTGAAAGTGAAGGTTAAAAAAGGAGGGCCTCAGAAGCTCATACCAGGTGCGTTTAAAACGAGGGTAAAGGCTGGAGGCAGATGGGTAGAGGTTATCGCTGGGCCAGGAGAAAGAAATGTAGCTGGTCGAAGGAAACGATACAGGACCGGAAGTAGCAAAATCGATGTCTTCTATGGCCCTTCAGTTTCGCAGGTATTCAATCAAACGCGAGACAGAATCACCAATAGAGTTAATCGGCGATTTGAAGAGCAAATAGACAAAGAGCTCGCCAATGCCCTGAAGAGACTTAAGCGATCATGAAAGCCAAAGCCAGATCCATCATCGAAAGTGTGAGTGCAAAGCTGGCCGCCGTTACCGCCGGCCCGGATTCTGTGCACTCATTCCAGAAAGTAACCGGCGGGCGTAGGGCCTTTGATGAGCAGGAGCTCACCCAGGGTATCTGCGTGTGCGTGGCCTTCGGCGGTACCTCGCTTGGTTCCCGATCGCCGGGTGGGCCACAGCAAATATCAGAACTCGGGCTGGTGATTGAGGCACACAAGTACAAGGCAGGCGATTCGGATGTTCAGGCTGAAGGCCTGGACATGCTCGCCGATATTGAAAAAGCGGTGCTGGGTGATACCAGCTACCTCACACAAACCTATGTGATGCGCCAGGGCATGCTGAATGAATCGGAAGAGGTTCAGATCAGTGAGGATGGCAATGCCATCGTGGCCACCAGCGTGATCATGATTCCCTTTATCAAGCAGTACGCCAACCCCCATGAGGAGTGAACACAATGGCTTATCGTGAAGAATCGTACATTGGAAACGGCAAGATCTGGTTGCGCCGGCGCGGCAGCACCGACCCCTTCCGGGAGGTGGGTAACTGCTCTGCGCTGACTCTGGGGGTAACCACGGAAGAGGCCTCCCTGCCGAACTATCGGGGCGGCGGTGGTGAGGCCAACAAGCGTGAGCGAATTACGGCCGTTCAGATGACCGTTACCGGCCACGACTTCAACGCCGAGAACATCGCGGCGGGTCTTCGGGGTGATGTAAGCGCAGTAGCAGCTGGCACCGAGACCGCCGAAGTGCACTCAGGTGTGAACAGTGGGCTGATCCGCACAAACAAGCTGATCGACACCAGCCAGACCGTAACGGTGACTGGGCCAAGCGGCACGCCTTCCCACGTTCAGGGTACTGACTTCACTGTGAGTGCCGCCGGTATTGAAGTGGTTGAGGGCGGCGCCATTACCGATGCTGCTGATGTTGAGATCAACTATGAATCCGTTGCCACCGATGTGGTAGACGCGCTGATGAACAGTGGCGATGAAAACGAAATTGTGTTCGACGGCCTGAACGAAGCACAAAGTGGCTCGCCGGTAGTGGTCGACGTATGGCGTGCCAAGGCCGGCGCTGCAGAAGAGCTGGCGTTGATTGGTGATGAGTACGGTGCGCTGACCCTGCCATACGCGTTGCTGCTGGACACAGCGAAGGAAGCGGCTGGCGAGTCTGGCTACTTCCGGGTGCACAAGAAGGTGCTTAGCTGATGGAGCGTTCAGTCACCCTGGAGCAGCATAACCTGGTGGTTAACGTTCGTGAGCTGACGGTTGGGGACATTCGCAATTGGCTGCGTGAGATGCAGGAGTTGAAAGACTTTGATCTGGTGGATGGCGCGCTCTTCCAGGAAGAGGGCGCCAGCATCGATGATCTGTTGCGAATGACAGACCTGGACAAAGCGGAGATCGACAAGCTGCCACCCAATGACCTGAGTAAGGTGATTGCCAAGTGCAAGGTTGTGAACCCGCATTTTTTCAGGTTCCGGGCGGCCGTGGTGGAGATCGGCAACAGCCCCTCAGCCCCCACGCCGTCCGCGCCCAGCTCCGCAACAAGATAGATGCCCTGGACCAGAATGTGGCTGCGCTTGCCCGATCGGGGCACGCGGCCATTCTGACCTACCCATGGTCTCTGTATGAGTCTGCAATTAAAGAAGTTAATCGCCAAAAGGCCTGAACTCGAAAAGATTAGCCTTGTGCATTAAGCTGAAGATGAACCCGCAAATCTAGGGATAGAGCAATGAGGGCAATTCTGGTTTTTCTTCTACTGGTGCCGCTATTGGCATCTGCCGAGATTTATAAATGGACAGATGAGAAGGGCGTGGTGCATTTCACTAGCGATCCAAATCGCGCGGCCGGTAATGCAGAAGCTGTTGAGGTTGGGCCCACCAACTCTGGCTCGATTGTTAACCAGCGGCAGAAGAACATGGCTGACCGGCTTGAGGCGGAACGCGAAATGAAAGAAGCCTTTCAGCAGATTCGCCGTGGTACAAAGCAAGAACGTGAAAGCAGCAGCTGCAAGCTTTACCGAGTATGGTTAGAAGATGAGAAGAGTGAGCTTAAGGCGCTCCGGCGCCATGGCTACACAGTTGAGGAAGAGCAATACCAGGAGCGCCAGGTAGAGGAAGCGCAGCGGCGCGTGAAAGCCTTCTGCTGAGCAGCCACTGAATTCGACAAAGCCCGGCCTAGTGCCGGGTTTTTTTGTCCATCGTACACAGTTCTGAGAGACACCAATGGTTGATCGCAATGTTACCTACCGTCTGAAAGGCGATGCGGGTGATTTCACCCGTGTCGTTAATCGGGCGGAAGCTACGCTTTCTGGTTCTTTCAAAAAAATGCAGCAAAGCTCCAGCCGTGGCGGAAAAGCCGTGGCCCGGGACTACAACAACATCTCTCGCGCTGCTGGCCAGGCTGAATTTAAGGTGAAGGGCTTGGTGACGGCAATTGGTGGATTTGCTCTTGGTGGTGGTGGCCTGGCCGCATTGGCAAACAACGCAGTAAAGATTGCCGATGAATACGCGAAAACTGCGGATAAGCTTGGTATTTCAACTGATGAATATCAGCGCTACATCTTTGCTGCTGAGCGTGCCGGTATCGAGACCAACCAGTTCAACACGGCGTTCCAGCGACTAGGCCGGCGGCTGGGTGAAGCAGCGCAAGGGTTTGGTGAAGCCAGACCTGCCCTGAAGTCCCTGAACATAGAGATCAGAAACCTGGACGGTACTCTGAGGCCGGTTAACGATGTTTTTGATGAGGCCATTCAGAAGCTTTCCCAGATTGAGGATGTGACGCTTCGGAACGCTCTCGCTGCCAAGCTCTTCGATAGTGAAGGTGTGAAGCTGGTTCAGCTGGGCAGTGATTTAGCCAAACTTAAAACGGCTGCTGACGATCTGGGAATTATCATCCCTGAAGAAATGCTAAGGAATGCGGAAGACTTAAGTGATCAGCTTACTAATCTCCAGAAAATACTCTCCGCAAAACTAACAACCGCAATCCTGAAGTTGGCCCCTAAATTTAGTGAATTTGCAGACGGGGCAATTACGTTGGCAGATAACTTTGATCAGATCGTTGAATCGATTGGCACCTTCGCCAAGCTGCTCGTTGCCATCAAGCTCGGCACATTCATTGGCTCCATGTATGGCATTGCAGCTGGATCGATCGCGGCGGCCGGTGGCGTCAATGCACTGCGCGTGGCTTTGCAAGGGCTGAAGGCGGCAACCTTCGTTGGCTTAGGCCTGATTGCCCTGGAAGTGATTATCCAGAAATTCCTGGGATCAATTGATGACAGTGGCGACGCCATTGAAGAAAGCCTGAAAAATGCCGAGGCCGCGGTTGCTGATTCGGCCAAGAACATTAAGAAAGTGTATGAAGACGTAACGTCTGATCTGGTGCAACAACGCAACGAATACAACGACGAAATCGATAACTTGGTAAAGGCCGAAATCAAGAGCCTGGAAGACGGCCTTAAAGCCCAGGAAAACGTCGTTAAGGAACAAAAGAAGCTCCTGGCGGAAGCCACCAACGATGCCAGGAATGCGGCGAAAGAATTTGAAGATGCCTTTGCCCAGATCCGCGGTGGCAACCAGGAAGTCGAAGCGCCCAACCTGATCGACTTCTCGAAAGAGATCACAGATGCCCGGCGCCTGCTTAATGAAGGTGACAATGAAGGGGCAGTGGAGGCCGCTGTCCGTGCGAAGGATGTCGTTCTGGCATTGCAGGAAACCGGTAAGTACACAGAAGCCCAGCTCACCGGAACTTTGAAGAAAGCTCAGGAAGTTCAGCAAGCTGCGAGTGGCGCCATTGTAAATGAGCAGGAGGGCGCTGTTGCCCAGGCTGAGCAAACCCTGAGTAAGATTCAGAGCCAGATCAACCTCATTAAGTCCATCAATTTCACTTTCGACGAAACGAAATCCCTCGCTGAAGCTCAGCGGGTGATGAATCAGATCAAGTCTCTCATCGAAAAGCAGCCGATCGTGGTCCCGGTGGAGCTGCGGCCCACCAATGGCATTGATGCTGGATCGGTTGATGCACCTGGTTACGCTACTGGCGGCTACATTCGTGGGCCTGGCACATCCACCTCAGACAGCATTCTGGCGCGGCTGTCTCGTGGAGAATACGTGTTGCGGGCGGATGCGGTGAAAAAGTATGGCCTCGATTTCCTGAACCAGTTGAACGCGGGCCGACTGCCCGGGTTTGCTACTGGTGGTCTGGTACAGCCTGCTTCCCCAGGTGCATCTGGAACTCCGGTCAACATCAACATGGGCGGCAAGCAGTATCCGATGCAGGCAAGCCCCTCCACCGCTGCAAACCTGCGACGTGACACCTACATTGAGCAACTGAAGAAGGGCCGGCGTTCATGAGCTACATCAGCATTGGTGGGTTAACTGTACCGCTGGATTCGGTTCTCACTTTCTCGCAAAGCTATGAATCCATTGAGCGCAGCACGGTGCACCGGTTGGGTGTGCAGGGCAAAGGCATCAAGCAAACATTGTTTGGTGGCAAGTTGCGAACCACTATTACTGGCAGCGGGTGGACGGCCCCGGGGTTGAGTGCGCTTGATCGGAGCGCTGAGCATCTGCTTCTTTGCGGTGCCTCGTTGTCCAGCGCCGGTGGTGCCAACGACATCGTAATCGGTGACAACACCCGCCGCCGGACCGATTCGGGCTTCGAACCAGTAGCCTACGCCCTTTTTGCAACGGATCATGTGAAAACGCCAGTCAGTGTGGACGCTGCAGGCAACTGCACGATCACTCCGGTTTCGGGCGCCCTGCAATACAAGGTTGATTGGTATCCGCGCCTGACGGTTCTGCTGATCGATTTCCGCGAGGATACGCAAGCCGACACTGCGCAGTTTGTGTGGGATCTCGTGGCGGAGGAAGTTTGATGCTCTCTCTGCCTCTGCAGATTTCGGTCTACGATGACACCGCCTTTCCAGGCAACAGCGGTACACTCTCCAGCTCTACGTTTGGCGTTCTGGTTAAAGTTGGCGGCGAGGACTACACCGACCGCCTGATTGGCGAGGTGGAAGTGGATGCCGAGGAAGGCGCTGCCCGCGTGGCCACGTTCGCCGTTGTTGCGAGAGAAGGCGTTTTTGAGCCGGACACCTGGATCAACCTGCCGGTCTCCATCGATTACATTCAGGATGGCGTGAGCTTCCGGCTATTCACTGGCATTGTGGATCTGCCAACGCTCTCTATTGATGATGAATCCATTGTCGTCAACTGCACCGATGATCTGCAGGCTCGCTTTGAAGGCAAGGAGCGGGCACAGATTGAGGCGCTGTTCCAAGGCACCGGAGCGCAATGGAGCCAGGCACTGTTTGGTGACTATGAGGACTCGGAGCGCTTTGCCGATGATCTCCTGAGCACTATTCCAATTTCCGCCGATCTGGACCGTAACGGCAATCTGGTGTTCGGAAACTGGTACGCTGCCGGCTATGACTTCCTGTTTTCGGATGCTGAAACGTTTCCGGAATCGGTGGCGGTGGAGTGGGGTGGTCGCCGCGAAATCATCAACCGCGTCAGCATTTCTCTGGAATACACCTATCAGTTTTTCAGGGAACGCAGCCAGCGTTATGTGTGGAGCTATCCACGGCCATTTCCGGAGTACCTAGAGCAGAACACCAGCCTGCCTAACAACGATATGGTGACACAAGCCGCAGGCGCAGGAGGCTGGACCCTGGACGGGCCGATCTCTTATGACCGACTGCCCGCATCTGGCGAGATTGATTTACCAAGCGGCGGATCAACCCAATGGGTGGTTTCAGAGGAAGTCAGGCAGTATGTCGTTCTCGGCACGGATTTTACCTTGAAGAAGCGCTGGGTTCAGGACGTAAAACAAACTTTGAACCTCACCGTTGAAAGCGCGGCCAACATTGCCCGATACGATCTGCTGACCGATGAGATTGAAGCCACGCTGGACACATCGATTGATGAGGAAGGTTTCGGCGATTTCGACACAACGCCGAACCTGACGGAGATCACCATCGGGTCTGATACGGCGTGGAGCAGCTACGATGCCGCAGAGTATACCGCTGCCATTGATGCGAGCATCGCTCATGGCCAGGTGATTATCCTGGAGAGCTTCAGGCAGAATTCGGTTAGCTTTCAGACTTTGCTTCAGCCAGAGCTTGAGCGCTATCACTTCATCAGGCTTCAGGCGAACACCGTGACAGCCCAAGGAAAATGCCGGCGACTGACTCACCGTATCAGCTTGGAGAGTGGTTCGGCCACAACAGAAGTGGATCTGGCTGTATTCCGCGGGGAAAACACAATAGCGGGCAGTTACATGCTGCCATCTCTATCCTACTCAGAGGCAACCCGCGCCACCACAACCAACCTTGGCACTGCGATCCAGAAGAATGACGGCAGCGTGACAACCCCTGCCGCAGACTTTGAGGGCTACGTTGGGAACGAACTTCCAATTGCAACCAGCGCCCCCTTTGATGAGCGGTTTGCAATCAAGACACCGGACATTGCCGACACTTCCCGGGATGCGGTTGAGGAAAGTTTCGACATCACTGTACAGGCCGATATGTACAACCAAACTTTGACCGTTTCATTGTAGGGAAGCCAATGGCTACGTCTCTCAAAGCATACGCTGACGCAACCCTGTCATCGGTGATTTATAGCCCGAACATCTTGCAGAAATCGGACGGCAGCACTGGTGCGGTGGACTTCGTGATCTATCTCGGCTCGGTGCTGACTGGCAAGAAAATTGAAGCGCAAAGCAATCCTGGCGCAGATCAAATTGTCCTTAGTGTTTTAGATTCGGCAACTGGATCTGGTCAGGCCGCAAGCTCGGTGAAGCTGGCATTAACTGCCGGAGGGCTATCAACCGCGACAGCCGGCGCCAGCCTAGACCTTGGCACGGAAATTCTGTCTGGTGCCGATAATGCGCTGCCGGTTCACGTAAGGGTGGAAGCCTCAAACCTGAGCACTGGCACCTATACCGACCTCACTTTGCAGACCAACGAGCTGACCGAATCCAATGCGTAACCGATACAAGAGCGACCTCAACCGCCTGATTGAACATCCTCGCAGACGCCAGGCGTCCCGGAATTTGCGCTCTCCTGGAGCCCTTGGCGGGACATTTTCTGCGGCATCCGGCCTTCCACGAGAGCCCGTTTTGGGTCCGATCCCTTCTTTCATCTTTGAGCCTGCAAAATATGACGGAGTGAGCGGCACAAAGTATCTCGCAGACAAAGTGACCTACGGTGAGCCCTTTGAGTCTGGCGGCACACCTATAAACGACCCGCTTGGCACTGTAGATGGCACAAACAGCGCCTGGACGGTTACACCGGATTCCTCAAGCCTGCTTATTGAGCGAGGGAAGTCCCGCAACTACGGCAACAAGAACTGGTTTGATGGAGCGGATCTTGTACTTTCCTGGGACGGCCCGCCTGGCAGAGCGCACAGGGTGGACCAAAACGAATTCAGTGCTTCTAATTTTGAAAAGCCCTGGCGCACTAGCCCCAAGGTTTACTATCAACAGCAGGTCATTTTTGATCTATCGAACGAATCCTCTGGGTCATTTGATGAAGTATTCGGTGCTGCTGTTCATGATGATGGCCTGGGGCAGAAGTGGCTGATTGTTATCGCCTCTGATTTTGAGTTCATACCGCTCGATATTAGAGAAAACCTAAGCGGGCAATCCTTCAGAGCATTTCGCGTCCCGGTTGATTCGGCCCTCCAGGCGACGGGACCAATGGAATCGCTCCAACAGTATACGCTGCCCGTGGACATGAATTACCAGAGCCACTTCTACTTCTCAGAAAGTGGTGGCGATGCGGTTTGCACGATAATCGGCGATTTGCTTGATCTCCAAAATGTTCATATTGACCTTCTGCGATACAACATAGATACCGGGTTTTCGGTGGAGCAGATCTGGACCAGGAACCAATCTATTGGAACGCTGACTCAGAATGAATCCTACAGCGTGCTTTCTGATACTCCGGTCGCTGGGCAAGTTACTACAACAGGCTCGCTTTATCGAACCTATCAGACGTCAAGTCACCTCATACCGATTTACTGCGATTTCATTGGTGATACTGAAGTTATTGCTTACGAAAGCCACGCAGGACTGAACAGTATCAGAGAGGCCGATTTCAACAAGTTGCAAGCCGCCGATATCAGCTATACCGCCACAGGCTCTTTGTCGGAAACATACGGCTCACCTTTTGAAGTTGTTACGAGTGAAAACAAAGTCCTTTTTCAAATGCCCTATAAGGCGGATAGAGATGAGTCCATTTCATACGATTCGCTACAGAACGGCAGCGGCGGCCATTTCCGCGTGAACAATTCTGAGACTTGCCAGGTTGGCGGGATCGCCTGGGAAGAAAACCTTCTGGCCATTGATGTCCGTTTTGACTTCTGCGCGGTGACGTATGGCGGGTATCAGTACAGCGTCACTGAGTCGGTTGATACCACATACAATGACCCTGAAATTCAAAATACAGGCGCAGCAACGGCCACAGGATCAGTCACCGGAAACGAGATTGTTGAGATAGTGGAGTATTGGGTTGGCGGCCAGATGAAGATGCAGGAGGAGGCTCAGAGATTGACAGGGCCGATCACTCTGGCCAGCTATTCGGTAGACCCGCTTCCAAATCTCGGGATAACCGGGTCAAACTCAAACACCCAGACGGATATAAATCCGCAAGCGCCGATGAAAATCGGAAGCAAATATTTGTTGACGGCTGCGGCCTATCAATTCGGCCCTCACTCTATCGGGTCTGTTGCGATGAACTACAAAACAGGATCGACTACTCGAAAGCCTGTTTTGCTCAACCACGTTAGCGGATACTCTGACGCAGTTGCTGACATCCTGCAAAGGGATGAGGCTGATGGATATATGCTCTGTTCGGTTGGTTTGATCTGAAAATAATTTGCTAAATATGTGATGCGTGTCACAAAATGAAAATGTCAGTTTAATTGACTCGGACGGGAATTAATTGTCACAAAGGGTATTAGAATTTGAATTCTGAAATGTTAATCGAATGCTTATAACTAGGTGAATGCCTTGTCGCAGTAGAGGATACGTTGTCATATTGTACACGCTTTATTAAAGGCGAAAATATATTAAAAACAACGAGTAAACAACTTATTTTCGATCATGGTCTGGCTTGCCAGATTTCCACCTAGCGTATAAAAAGAAAGCAGGCACTGAGGCCTGCTTGTTGAAAGCGGTTTAAAGTTTGGTCGCTTCGATACCGCAATCTAAGAATAAATCATATTCTTCGATTTTTCAGCACAGCCCGGTGTCTTATTGATACCAACAAACCAATGGAGTTGATTATGGAAGTTCAATTCATCAAGACTGTGCTGAACCTGCTGGCTTACTACCTGCAGAACATTCCCAAGAGCGATCTGGAAAAGGCCATGGGCGTTGTGATGGATGTTCTGATTGGAATCGTCAGGATGGAGGGCTAG